ACCGCTCATGCCACCGTGTCCTGGATATGGTACGCAACCTCCCATAAATGCTAATCCATGACATGTTGCACAACCTGTCATACTCCATATTCCTGTCGTATGTGCATATGGCGCTCCTGGAGCAAACTGTTTGAAGTTGCACTTACCACCGTATGTCCATTTTCCGTGTCCTTGTACAGGACGAATACATAATGTTGCACCATTGACACACCCTGTTTGACAATTATTTAATGAATTACCGCAACTACAGTTACCGTAACTGAGTGTGCATCCGGCCGAGCCTCCGCTTACGCACATACAAGCTGTAGAGCCTTGACATATATATGATCCAAAACCGGTGCATCCGCAACAACTTGATCTACAGCACGTAGTTCCGCCTGCGCAAATTGTCCACTGAGTTCCTGGAGAAGTTTCAAATATTTTTCTTCCATAAGCGCCAGGGCCGCCGCTGCGGCCAGCGTGACAGTTAGGTGCGCCAGCGCCAGCGCCACCGCCTCCCCACAATTCTACACCTATCCATTTAACGTTTGCAGGCACAGTAAATAGACAACAGGCACCTCCGTTGTTAACATTAGACGGTGATGATGCTAATATCCTTACAACTGACATTGTGCCGTTTGTTGGTACTCCTCCGTCGGATCCGTAATCTAATAAACTTCTTAAGCCTGCCATTTTATATCCTTAATTATGCTGAATTTTCAGGTGATTCAGGAAAAATTACTTTATGAGCATCTTGGCCTATCCAGTTTGCCGGTAATGCTCTAAGTGCAGCCCTGTATGCTACCCAAGTTGCTTTTAAATCGTCTGGCATATCTGCCGGAACCTTATAATCTGAACTTTCTAAAGCAGTATCTCTTGCTGATCTTACATCGTCCCAAGTTACTTCTGCTTCTATAAAGCTATGTGTCCACGCACCATCTGCATAACGTATTGTTGTTCTATCTACAATTTCGTCTGGCGATTGTGGCCAATCATAGCTATAATCTGCTGTACTATCGTCTGCTAATGTAATAGTTTCAGTTACTGTTGAGCTTGCAGTAGATTGTGAATAACCGTTAGGGTCAATAATAGAAGCAATAAACGGATCATCCGCTGAGTTAATCATTACCTTTAATGCACCCGCTGGAGTGCCTACATCGGCCCCATCATTCTCGTCTGTTAAAGTTGGCCACATACCCTGTGACATAATCCCTGTAGTTTCATCTACAAAAACATACCATTTATCTGGTCCTGTATATTCTGCATTTACTGTTACATTGTTACTTGTCGATGTGCTAAATTGCTCATCTGGAGCAGTAAAAGTAAATGCTGTTGTTATAATATTATTGTTTGGCATTTTTTTCTTCCTTTATGCATATGACACTCTAATTACTCCGCCCATTCCTGGAGTACCACAACGGCAAACTCCTGAACAAGTTATAGCGTTTGATCCTGGACCTGCTGGAAAGTGTCCGTATCCCCAGCAACAAGCATTACAATATGTAGTATTCGTACAAATTGATCTCGTAGCATTAAAAGTGCCTAATTGATAAGCACCTCCCATTACCCATTTATTAGTATTCAAACACCCACCTTCTTTATGTGTTGTATTTCTGATTGCTGGCATACACCATTCACCTGCTGATGTTTTACATACAACACATCCTGCACAACAGGTAGAGCCGTCTAATGTAAAGCACGATGTTCTACCCGGTTCACCTGATGGTGCACATGTTGTTGCTATTCCTGAACCGCTAACATATGTTGTTGCTCCTGTAGAGCCGTTACAACTTGAACTACAGCATCCGCTTCCTGCTGCGCATAGTGTATATGTACAACCAGCTACAGTTGAAATTGTACGCATTGCATACATGCCTCCTGAGCCAGTGAATACTGTTGCTTGACAGCATCTAGCAGCAGCACCATTAGGTCCTGATCCCCATAACTCAAAGGTAACTTGGGTAACACCATCTGGCACAGTAAATAAGCAACACCTGCCGCCGTTATTTTGACTTCGACTATCATTTGATACAGTAAACGAAGTTATTCCCGGATTAGAGGCCGGTGCTAAGTCTACTTTTAAACTACTTAAACTTGCCATTATGCTTCCTTATATTATGATCCTGCTAGGACCCAGCCATATGTTGCTCCGCTATAAACTAGGGTAGCTGCACTGTTGCCAATGTCTAACGCTAAGTCTTCTGCTAAGCCATGTATGTTATGCCCATTTCTTGCTACAGTACAATTATTCGTACCAAAATCTCCTGCGACATCAATAAACTGAATTGTATCGTTTACTAATGTTGTTGCCTGACTAGGTAGTGTAACTGTAACAGTAGCTGAACTTGTATCAACTAGCAAACGTTCGTTTGCTACTGCTGCTGTGTTTCCAGTTACAGTACGTACTGTAGTGCTTGCTGAACCTGTCGTTGTAATGTATCTTGCCATTTTAATTCCTTACTACAATGTATTTATCAAGACGAAGGTAATGGTGTTTCTACACCAAATCCTACTGCACTTACGTTAGCTGAGTTTGCACGTACAACTAACTTTTGGGTTGCACCAAGTGCAATACCCGTTCTCTCCAAAACTCCTTTTGGAGGTATTTCTGTTTCATACTCTATGTATTCTGCTAAAGCTGGTACGTCTAAGTCAGCTACAGCTAATCTTACTGTGATTGTTTGGTTACCTCTGTTACAGAATGACACACTAGCAATAGTGAATGTATCTGCAGGCACAGTATATAATGTTGTGTCTGTTGCGCTTGTTAGATCGTTTGCGCCTAATCTTCCCGATGCCATTTTTCTTTCCTTTATCTATGCGTTTAAAAAGTACTGTAACGCTAATGGTGTTCCAGATACCCCTTGGGTGAAGTTTGTTGTTGCTCCTACAATAATTGTAGAATTATCAGTTGTGGAAATTGTATTTCCTGTAATTTGTATATTACCGGCAACTAATGTGTTAACGTTTAGTGTAGCACCACCACCGCCAATTTGTGCGTTAATATACGTTCTTATAGCCCTTTGGGTAGGAACAATGTTGTCGCTATCTGCTGCAAAAGTTCCGTCTGTACTAAATTCTCTAATTGTAGCACTTGTACCGCCTAAGCTAACACTACCAAGTTGTAGTTCTTGTAGACCACTAACACTAAAGTTATCAGCATCTAGTGTAGCAGTACCTGTTGCCTGTTCAACTGTAAACAAGTCGCCAACTCTAAAGTTACCATCCTGGTCTGTACTTGTATAGAATACTCGTCCACCGCCAGACTCTCTTGTTTCAGCATCTGCGTCAGGCGCATTTGCAGGAATTCCAGGATAGTTAGTATCAGTAAAGTTACCAGTACCTATATCTAAGAAATCGTGTCCTGTCAAACGTACTTGAGAATATCTTATTCGTAGTGTTACCTGTGCGCCATGCGCTGGCTCTGAGTCTACCGGTATTTCTGGGCTTACTTGTAATCTAGCAGAATATGGTCCAGATCCCTGAAGTTCAAATACTTCAACTAGTTTATATATAGTCGAGTCGCCTGCAATTTGTACGTTTGAACCAGGTAAAGGCTCATTTACAGATGCTTCTACATATAAATATTTTCCGCTTTGTTTTACATCAGCATAACCGTCGCCGTCAATAGCTGTTGAACATGTTTCGTATCCTGTACCTCTATCACTAAAGGTAGGCGGTCCTAATACCCCGTCACCTATTCTTACTTCTAATGGTGCATCAATTGTATTAATAGGATCTGTTATAGTTACTGTTGGCGGGTTAAGTGGATCGTATCCGTTGCCTGGATCAAATAATGTTATTTGGAATATTTTTCCGCTTGCAACTTTAACTCTTGCTCGTGCAGTTGTTCCTGACACAGGATCGCCGATTGATATTCTAGGTTCAACTCTATATTGAGATGTTTGATCTAGTGCAGCTTCAACCGCAGTACCTGGAACTAAATGATCCCATCCAGACGAGTCGTCGCTCATTTTTTTGATTGTTGCTAGTTTTGTACCTGCATTATATGTATCAATATACCCGTACTGTCCAACACCGACACCGTCTTCAATATATACAGCCATGCCAATATAATCAGCACTATTTGCTGTATCAGTTGCTGACAATGTAATAGATGTAGTTGTGCCTGTTTGTGCATTATTTAAAGATGTTTGGTAATCAGCACCACCATAATTTCCTGCACTATTTAACAACCTTATTTCAAATATACCGCCGTCATTTGTATCTATTGCGCCTACTGCTACGTCAATACCTTCACCAATAAATGTATAAGTTGCAGTTGTATATGATACACCACAGTTTGCATATTCTAGTGCTAAAATTCTATCACCGTCGGTAATAGTCTCTGCAACGTTTGCTTCTGTATAGTAGTTATTGACTGTACTTGTATTAGGCACTTCTGTTGAGTCAATGCCTTCTGCTACTGATCCAAATGCACCATACGAATTGTTACCGTTAGTAGCACGAATCTTACCACCGTTTTCTGCAAGGTAACCAATATGGTTGTAGTATGTAAACACACTAACAAGCTCTGATCTACCTAAGTTTGTAACCCAATATCCAATGCCATCGCTCAAGATTTGTGTAAAGTCGTTTGCAACAATTGAGTCGTTACCGCCATCATGTAAGTTGCCATCTACTTTTAACCCTATACAGCCTGTGCCAAATGTTGACACATTTTGTATGTATGGTGATTTACTATGAATCCAAACTAGTCTATCTGTTTCATCTTCACCTGGATCTAAACTTACATAGGCGCCTGCACTAGGACGACTTGTACCAAACGCATTTGCTCCGCTAAGTGATCCTGTTAAGCCTGCAAGTGTACAGTTTCTTATTCCGCAACCATTTCTTACATAAAACATATTTGCTGTTTCATTGCCTGAAGCAGGCTTAATTTTTGTAGAACGTAACTCGTCGCCTACTATTGCTGTATGTGCAGGAATAGAAATTGGTAATTGCTCTAAGTACTCACCTGTTTTAACAAATACAGTTGTATTAACAACTTGTTCTGCAGGTAAAGAATTTGTATTGCCAGCTGTAATAGATGCAGTAATTAACCCTACTAAAGTATCATATGTAGTTTCTGCATCAGCTTCTTCTGTCAATGTACCGTCAATAGTTTGTGTTACAGGTGTTGCAACACTGTTTTCAGTTTGATAGTTTGTAGCTGGAGCAACATTGCTTAACACAGCATCAACAACTTCTAAACTATAATTGATAGATGCAACAGTTTCTGTTTCTTGTCCAAGAATATAGCTTGCACCTGCTGCGGTAAAATATGATTGCGCTGTTTTTCTTGTTTCAACATTTCCGCCATGTGATATATCATATCCTACTGCTTTTACAATCTTTTTCATATCTCGCAAGCACAAAGCCTTATCATATGTAAATGCATTTGTAAATGGTGCAATACTATTTGCAATCTGATAATCAGTCCATTCTACAACTTCTGCTGCAATGAAATCTACATTTGCATCTAATAATGCCTTTGCGTTGTGTCTTCTAGTTGAAGTTAAAATGTAATTCATACAATATGCTACACTAGCATATGGTCTATCTAAGGTTGTTCCAAATCCGTCTGCATCTGTTCCGTTTGGTGCTACGTAAAATACGTTTTCAACAAATCCAAAATCAATCCATTCAGGCGCAGTTGCACTTGCATTAACTGCTAATACCTGTCCTGGATTTCCTATTGGTAATCTAGCCGGTCCTGACCCTGCATAATATAATATATCGCCGTCAGTTGTAAGTGTATTTTCTTCCGCAGTTGAACTTACAATATTCCAATATGTACCATTTGTATCTAAATCTGGTTTGTTTGACGCAATGTCTGCTATGTGTGCCAAGATACAAACATATGCATTTCCGCTAAAATTAACCACGTCTCCTGCAACATATGACGTTGCATCAGCCCATGCACTAGTCCAATAGAAGCCTTCGTTTAGTTTGTCCCAGTAGCTTGCATTAGGCGGAATATTGCCGACGTTATCAGCATTACAAAGATATGTGTAACCGTTTAATCTTATAACATCACCTACTTTATAATTTGTAGCAATGTCCCAGTCGCCTTCTAAATTAAATCCAGTTATAAATAAATCCCAGTCTGCAGGTGTTGTCGATGGTACACTGTTGCTGTGATCTGATTTTGCGATATACGTATATCCACCATATGTTACAATGTCACCAGGTTGATAAATTGTGCTATTGCTCCATGAATCTTCAAATTCTATGCCGGGTAAATATACATCCCAATTAGATGAATCAGCAGCAAATGTCCCGGTGGATGTGTGTTCTGCTGTGGAAATATATAAGCTAGGTCCGTTTTTTACAACATCGTTTACTGTATAACGTGTAGTAGGTGCCCACGCTGCTCTGTAATTAATGCCATCGTACATTAAATTCCAGTTAACAATATCATCTTCTAAACCTGCTGCAACAGTAGCTTGTGATGTGTGTCCGGTAGAGCACATGTAAATTCTTCCGTAATAATTTACAACATCGTACTCTTTGTAACGTGTGCTTGTTGTCCAAACACCTTTCCAATCCATACCTCTTGAAAAGACTGACCATTTTAAATCATCAACTTCTAACCCGTCTACAATATTTGCAGCACTTGTATGCGCTTGTGTACAAATATACGTAGCTGTGCCATATGCTATAATATCATTGATTTTATATTTTGTGTTTGTGCTCCAGGCTCCTGCGTAATTTAAACCTTCAGCAAACAAATCCCAGTTTGAAAGATTACCTTCAAGCCCTATTAAGACATCAGCATTAGACGTGTGTCCTGTATTACATATATACAAGAAACCGCCGTTTTTAACAATGTCATTTACTTTATAATATGTTGCAACATTCCAATCGCCGCGCCATGCTAAACCGTCGCCGAACTGTTCCCATTTTGGTTGGACATCATTAAGATCTGTTTCAAGATCACTACTTGCTGTATGTGCAAGGATGGCAATAAATGTTTTACCACCATACGATACAATATCGTCACGTACATATTCAGTACCTGCGGTCCAGGTACCCTTCCAGATAAATCTGATTCTACCGAGTTTAAATTCAGCCATTCGGTTCACTCTCCCCTATAGGCAATTGCTTAATATTATTTATCCTTATCCAAATTTAAGGCGCCGTAAACAATTGTGACATTATATATAACCCTGAATAACTTTGCAGATTAATTGCAGCATCCACATTAATTTGTGTTGCTGTGGCATTTTCATTCAAATTTATTCCTTGTATGTCGACACGTAATTGGCTTGTAAGCAATGCGTTTGCGTTAATTATTGATCCGCCACTTGAAATACGACTAGTAATATATGCAGCTATTGCTTTTTGTGTAGGCACAACATTATCACTATTATCTACAAATGTAGGATCTGTACTAAATTCTCTAACGACAGCGTTTGTACCACCTAGTACAATACCACCGATTCTAAGTTCATCAAGGCCTGACAAATCAAACTGTGAAGCACTAATTGTAACTGTACCAGTTGCCTGATCAACTTTGAACAATTCACCAACTCTAAAGTTTCCGTCTTGGTCTGTACTCGTATAAAATACTCGTCCACCACCGGATCCTGCTGTTTCTTGATTTTGTCTTACTTCGTTATCTGATGTAAATCCTTCTGTATATCTTTGTGGATATGCTGTTGAAGTAAAGTTACCGGACCCTATGTCTAAAAAATCGTGTCCAGTTAATCGTACTTGACTAAAGTTTTGACGTATGTTAACAAATGTATTATGCACCGGTGCTTCATTAATATCTAACGGCGGTGTAATTTGGAATTCTGCAGACAATGCAGGTTCTGTACCTTGTAAATTACTAATTTTTTGTATATAAAATTGTTTATCTAATCCTGTAAATGTTATAGCGTCACCTGGTCCAGGTGCTCTAAGCAAATTACTAACTTGGACTATACCGCCAACTGGAAATTGATCTGCAAATCCATCGCCGTCTATAGTTACACTTGTTTTAAAATATAATGATCCAGGATCTAATATACTAGGCTGTGCTAAGACACCGCTTGCAAGTCTCATATCATACTGTGCATCTGTGACAGACTGACTGTCTATTATTTCTGATGCAGGTGGATTTTGATAATTACTGCCTGGGTCTAAAATAAAGAATCCGTCAATTCTGTTAGATTTTATATTGGGCCTAACAACAGCCCTTGCACCATACTCTAAGAATTGCATATTTGAAGAACTTGTATTGTTAACTAATACCCATGCACTGTAAGGACTATTACCGTCGCCGATATATTCAACATATGAAAGTGCTGACCAAGTTTGTCCTCCGATAGGTGTAATAGCTCTCCAGTTAATTGCATCTTGGCTAACATTTAAAACGCCGTTATTTGCTACTGCTATCATTAAGCCATTGTTTATGTCTATTCGCCATACCCCTACACTAATTGCATTTGGATCAGCTTCTGCACCTTTAAAATGATTACCTACACTAAACTGTAAAGGTTCATTATATACGCTTCTTGTGTATAAAGGTAAACTCGGATTTATACCGCCTATATCTCTAGCACATGCAACAAATGCATTAGAGCCGCCATCAAGGTCTGTTAATTCATATCCTGCTAAGGTTGATAAAATACTTCCTCCGGATAACGCACTCCAGCTGCCACCATTATCAACACTATCATATACAACACCAGTTGTATCAGCTATAACCCATCTGTTAGAGTCAACTGCTACAAAGCTAAAGCCTCCTGCTTTACCTGTATTTTGTTGCGACCAAGAAACACCGCTATCAGTAGATACAGCTACGTTTTGTGTTCCAGTTGCAACAGCAATCAATGTAGCGTTATACCGTTTAACATCTTGGTATGATAGATTTGGTGCTGCACTAGATGTTGCCCAGTTAATACCGTCTGATGATTCTGCTACTTCTCCTGTAGTAGCAAACGCCATGAACTTAATGCCAGTCCAAATTGCAGATTTCCAATCAGCACTTGCAGGCAACGTTGTATTGATCCAAGTCTGTCCTGTTGTTGAATAAGCAACAACATTTGAACCTAATGTTGTAGCAATATTCACATTTCCGTTAGAAGCGACAGCACCTAATTCTTTAAAACTACCAGTTGCTTGAGTAAATGAATTATATTCAGGATCTTCTATGTCAAAATATGGTTCAATTACATAACGAGTAGTACCGTCAAGTGTTGTGCTTATAGCTTTGCCTGCAACAAATGTATTCCAACCAGTTTGTCCCCACATATTTTCTATAGTAGCAACTTTCGTACTAGGATCGTATGCACTTATTTTGCCCCATTGTCCTGCACCTAAACCGGCTTTAATAAAAATATTCATACCGACATAACTATTATCATCTATAATTTCTGAAGCTGATAACGTAATACTAGTTAAGCCACCAATTTGAGCGTTGTTTTCTATTCTTCTATAATCAGCGCCGCCTATGTTACTAGAATCTTCTGGTTCTTTAATTCTAATTTCTGAAACACCTTTATATCTAGTATGCTGTGCTTCTAAGTTACCTGCTACGCCCGAACCTGTAATTATATATTGTGCTGATGTGTAATCTTGACCAGCATGACTATAGGATAGGCCGATAATTTTTCCATTTTCGTCTGAGTAAACTTCAGATGCTTGTGCTTCTTTAGCTCTGTTATTTAATGTAGCAGTGATAGGCAATTCTTCATCATTTACACCTTCTGCTACTGATCCAAATTGACCATACGAATTGTTACCATTTGTAGCACGTAATTTACCGCCACCTGTTGCAAGATATCCTATATGACAATAATAGGTAAACACACTAACAAGTTCTGATCTGCCTTCACCGCTTGCCCAGTAACCAATGCCGTCACTTAAGATTTGTGTAAAATCGTTTGCAACCATTGATCTATAGCCTCCGTTGTGCAGAGCTCCGTCAATTTTCATTCCAGTACATCCTGTACCAAATGCTGAAACATTTTGCACATAAGGAGATTTACTATCAATCCAAGCAGTTTGGTCGTTTGGACCTGTTCCAGGATTTAAACTTACATACGAACCTGCGGTTGGTCTTCTTGTTAAGTATTCGTTTAGATCTCCTAGTGTCCCGTTTAACCCTTGTAAGGTGCAATTACGTAACCCGCTGCCATTAGACATATAAAACATATTTGCAGTTTCAAATCCAGTAGCTGGTTTAATTGCTACACTTCGTAATTCGTCTCCTACAATTGCAACATCTCTTGGAACAACAATGGGCAATTCTTCTTCAAATGTTCCAGTCTTAAGGAAAAGAGTTGCAGGAGATCTAGCTGGAGCATCAGCTGCTATATACTCACATGCATATTTAATTGTCCTAAATGGTGCTCCTTCGGAACCATTTTGTATTGTATCTGCTCCGAGTAAACTAACATAGTAAACTTTAGGTGTAGCCTGGAATGCAGACCATTCAATAGGTGGTAATGACGGGGCTGTATTATCGACCTTTAGAGTATTACCAGCAGTGCCGATAGGAAATGCTAAATCATCAGTGTCTCTTCTATATTTTATATCACCTACATTAATAAGAACGTTAGTAGCACTACCTAAAATAAGCACTTCCCAATAACTGTTGTCAGCATCTATATCCGGTCGTACTAAACTACTGTCGTCGCCTCTGTGAGCTTGTACACAAGTATATGCTGTTCCTGCATAGGTTGATATATCACCTAGTGCATATCTATTTGTAGAATTCCAAGGACCTTTCCATGCTTGTCCTCTAACTATTCTATCCCAACTTGTGCTATCATTAGTAGGTGTTATTGATGAAAAGTTGTACATGCCGCTATGATTTGCACATACAGGATAAAATTCTCCCCAACTAAATTCCGGTTCAATTCTTATTTTTCTAGAATTAGCAGCACTAAAGCCGCTTATATATAATTCAGGTGTAGTTTCAATATCGTCCAGTAAATATACAGGTCCTGCAAGGTAATTATAAGAACCGTCAACATGATGCCCGTTAGCAATAGTGCTAAAGTACATTGGATGTGTATTGTTTGTAACATCTGTCTGGTCAATTATATATGTGTTACCTGTTACTAAAAATAAATTAGGAGTAAGAATGTCATTGACATGATATCTGTTTGCACTGTTTACTTCTTTAACTGTAACTTCGTATGTAATAGTCGTTGGTTCTTCAATCGGATAAGATGATGTATCTTGTGTTGCAACATATAAGTCGCCGCCATCTCGTGCTACATCACCGGTTTTATATAAAGTATCAGCAGTCCATTGTCCTCTAAAGTTGTAACTTGTTGACACTAATGTCCATTGCGCACTAGTAGTAGAAGGAATATTTCCAACATTTAAGTTACTAATACTTCTATAAGTATAACCTCCGTATAAAACCATATCTCCTATTTGATATGATAATGTTTTATCATACGCTGCTTCGTACCCTGTTCCAGGAATATAAAGTGTCCAGTTACCTGGTGTAAATGTTGAATTACTTACAACTGCCTGTGTAATGAATAAACTGTTATTCCATTTTATAATATCATTAGGTAGATATACTGTGTCATTTGCATAATTACCTCTGTAACGTGTACTGTCTAATACAATTTCCCAGTTGCTAGAATCAATAGGCAAGCCTAACAATTCGTTAGCATTAGATGTATGTCCTGTAGTACAGCGGTATATTCTACCACCATATGTTATAACATCTCCTAGTACATATCTATTTCCAGTGCCCCATGTAAATCTATAATTATCAGAAGAATTAATTAACAGCCATTTTTCTTGATCAGATTCTAATCCTTCGGTAGTTGACCTTGAAGTGTGTTCTTGTATACACTGATATATAGCACCATTATATGTAACCACATCGCCTACAAAATAGCTGCGAGATACAGTCCAACTTGCTCTCCAATCAGAAGTTTTAGCAATGAATGTCCACTTTTCAATGTCTGCTGCAACTCCATCTGTTGTTAAAGCTGCACTTGTATGTCCTGCAATACAGCTATAAATTGTAGCGCCATATTTAATAAGTTCACTTGTTTCATACTTTGTACTAGCAGCCCAATTTCCTCTCCAGCGTTGACCTTCTGCCATTAACACCCATCTTGGTTCTGGATTGCCATACTGGTCGAGTGCGTTTAGATCATCGTCGAATGAAGAAAGCGAAGATATATGCCCTATAAGACATACATAAATTTTACCACCTACGACTGCAATATCATCTTGACTAAATGAAGTACCGTTAGCCCACGGACCTTTCCAAACGTATTTAAATCGTGATATATTAAATTCTGCCATTTTCTTTCCTAATTATACATCGTCTGAGTAAGTGTAACCTTGGTTAATTCTTACAACAAATTCTCCGTCGTCGTTAATATAATAATAAACATTTCTATCATCCCAACGGAATTGTTCGTAGTTTAAGTTTCTATATACAAGGTTATGATATGTATCTCTACCTTCAAAAAAGTCTTGTCCTGGAGTAAATCCTGGATAATCTTGACTAGGGTCATCACCAACGTTGTTTATTTGAATTCCATCTGTAACATTCAGTTGGTCAACTTTTGCAAAATATAAATATCCATCTGGATCTCTTCTTAAACCATAGAAGTATCTTGCACCTCCTAAGGAATCTGCAAGCATTCCTGCATCATTACCTACATAAAAATCAGCCATGTCAATCTCCTATATTGTATTTATCAGATAGCATTATTTGGATAAGAATACCCTGCACCCCAAATAACACGTACTACTCCTCTACTACCGGCTGCCCCTATGTCATTAGGTATACCTGTACTATTGCCTCCTGACGAGCCGCCACCGCCGCCGCCAAACTCCCCACCAGTTCCAGAACCATCGGCGCCGCCTGACCCTCCTGATCCATTTTTGTCAGAAGTATATGAACTAGATGCACCTTGTGAACCAGCATTACCACTAACACCTACACCGTTAACTCCTACTCCGCCGCCTCCGCCGCCGGTTGTAGGATCATAATAGCCTTGGCCATATGAAGTGTAATAAAAGTTAGCAGATTCGTGAGCTCCGCCACCGCCTCCACCTGAACCGTTTCCTGGATTAGAAGTTACTCTACCTGCGCCAGATCCACCAGATCCTTGATAACCTCCAGCACCACCGCCACCACCGCCACGTTGCCCGTCAGTATGACCTCCGATTCCGCCGTCACCGCCGCCAGTGTTACCAGAAGCAATTACCGTAGCATCGTAAACTCTGTTACTTCCTCCTGCTCCGCCGTTATCTGTATTACCTCCAGTGCTATTGGCGAAGGGTGTAAATGTTGCCCATGTTTGCTTACCGCCGCCACCGCCACCGGCTGCTAAAAGTTTTGTAGTACTCCGTCTAATATTACTTTCACCTCCGTTGCCGCCATTTTCTTGAATTGCTGTACCTGCGCTGCCACCCGCTCCTACAGTGATTGATATAGTTTCACCTGCTGTTACTGGAATACTCTCTGCCCAAGCAACTGCACCTCCGCCACCTCCACCACCGGAACCTGTGTTAGTAATATCTACTGAACCCTGTGTTTGAGGATAAGGATTAGTGCCTGAAACCATATGTCCGGATCCGCCACCACCGCCTCCGATTACTACTGCGCTAATACTACTAACACCGCCGGGTACTACCCATTCTTGACTTGATGTAAATGACTTTGTACCTGTTGACGGAGTTTCACTAGTATCGTTTATTGTAATGCTATTTGAGTTAAACACATTTCCGTCTGGATCAGTTATTGTAATTATAAAACTTTCCACACTTTCAGAAATATTATCGTTTGATATAGGAAATTGCAAAGCCGAACTAAATCCGTAATATGTAGCATTTACTTGAGGAGTAAATGTACCTGAAATAGCTGTAATAAAGTCTCCTGAATCTATATTTGTACCCGACACTGCATATGAATGGGTGCCCTGTGAAGCACAATCTATATTAGCAGTAACGACTGTACCTTCGTCGTATACTAAAGTGGGTATTCTAAATTCAACAGTAGGTTTAATAGTTAATTCGTCTGTTGTATGAACTGTATTACCTAGTCCGTCTAGGATACTTATACTAAATTTATTTTCTATTGTTTCAGAATCTGCTGTAGTCACAATAGTAAATGATCCAGAATTTTCTTGAATATAAAATGGTTCTGTGCGAATTGATTCATCCACCATATTTAATTGTCCGCCCATATCTAAGTGCGCACTACATTGATAATATAATCTATTAGGAGCATTTAATGGAACGGTAAATTCACAAACACCTGATGTAACACCTTGACCGGTTACCCCAGTAGGGTATAAATTTACGTTACCTGCGACAGCATCAGTCTTAATATAAAAAGGATGTCCAGGAGCATTGACACTAAATCTATATGTACGTCCTCTTATTAATGTTAAATTAGGGTTATTAAAACTTGAAAGTCCATTTCCAGTAAATGTATAATAATCTGTTAAAGTATTAACAATATTAAATGATATTGGAGAAGAAGTATCGCTTGTAAAATCAAAATTGTTAGTAGAATTATGATTTATATAATACTTATATGCACTACCATCTAATACACTTTGTGTAGAAACTGTTCCAATTATAGATTGGCCGCCTCTTACAATCGTATTATCAAATGTTACATCGATAGTAGGTGCAGTATCGTTTTCAATTAATGTTAGTGTTATACTATCATTACCTTCTATTTCATATAACAAGCTAGGATTATATATAGTAAATGTAGCCGTTGCATCACCTATATAAATTTCTGACAATTCAGTAGGAATTGAAATAGATAAATCAGTTTCATTAGATTGCCAAGCAGATACTCCACTAGTACCAACAAATCTCGAATCAGCATTTGTTAATGTCCAAGCAATAGTAGGTCTGTCTGATAAGGAACTAACTCCATCAACTAAGTGTTCTCGCTGTAGTATTACAGTAAATGTGTTTCCTTCATCGACAGAAACATTAGGCGTTGATATTGATATTGTTTTCACTTCATCTATAGTATCATTAATTCTTATTGTGCTTGTATTATTAGCATCATCGATTATATAATTGCTTGTAGCATTTAAAATTCTAATTGTGTTAAATGTAGAAGTTTGTAATCCTGCTGTAGATGAAACAGGAATATTTATATCGTTAGTTAATGCAGTTCCTGCAATACTTACAGTGCCACTTGTTAAAGTTACTCTGCTGTCGTTTAATGCTGTACCAAAACCCCAAGATATTACAGTAGTATCGCCTGGTGTAGCATCTGCACCGTTTCTTTTATATACTCTAGATAATGTAACGCTACCTGTTTCGCCCTCTGTAAAAATCGCACTACTAGCAATTCTTACAAGTTTATACAAATTGTTTATTGTAATTAGTGAATTACCAGTAACAGTATATCTTGCATCTGAAACAGAGTTAATTTCTATTATATTTGTACTACTAGGTGCTTCAGTATTATTAGGAGCTATACTAAGGTTAATCGCCGCTTCGGTTTCGCCTGCGGGTATAATTGTAGATCCTGAAGTTGTGTTCCATCTGTCATCTGGATCGTCACCTACATTTTCTCCCCTAATACTCCAAAATACAGTAATAGGTAACCCTAAGTCAGATGTGCCATTTCTTATAGAAGTACGTAGTAATTTAACAGATATAGTTTCTCCTTCGTCAATATTATATGTTGGAGATAGCCATCCTATTTCTCTTACAGGGGGGTTAGGATTAGTCTGTATACCTAAGGTTGCTGTATTGGTTGAAACTGTATATTCATCTGTTGACGCAGTTAAATTAAATGTGAAAGTTCCTGTATTAGAACCAGCAGTATCACTAATTGCATCATCTAAGACCGGAATAACAATATTTTGTACATTAGATCCTGATTCAAATTGCAATTCTCTATCAACATTAATTGCATCAGTATCAACAGTATTAGGAATTGTGCCTGTAAGTTTATAAGATATAATAGGAGTGTCTTCGTTAAAATTTAATGTTGTTCCATCTTCAACTTCGTATACATCGTCGTTATGCTGAGGAGTTTGAATTGTTTGTCCTTCATATTCTCTACCACCTCCCCAAACTATTCTAACTGCTCCGTCGCCTCCACTTGGTCCTGGAAAACATTTATCAGCATCAGTTCCTGGCCATTCATACCCTGAAGCACCGTGTCCAAACCAACCAGTGCTAGGAGAAGTGTTTGCGCCGTATTTTTTATATACTAATGCACCTGTTGATCCGTTTGAACCTTTATATCCGTTTACATTATTTCCACCTATACTTTGTTGGCAAACTTGCCAAAGTCCTGTGCCACCGCCGCATTGTCTGTATCCACCTGCACCACCGCCACCGGATCCATCGAGTCCGTAAGGCGCAATGCCACTTCTTGGTCCACCGGACCCGCCATTGCCACTGTAGCCTGCTGTGCCACCGCCACCGCCTGGCCAGCCTTCAAGTATAGCACCATCTGAATCAGTTGATCGCTCAGTCCCTCCACCGGATCCTCCGTTGCCGCCGCCGCTACTAGATAATGCACTATCTACAACGTATTGACCGCCTGTAGATAAAGGTTCATAGTTATTCAAACCTGAAATACCACCGCCACCGCCACCACATGCTGCCATAAATTGACAATTATTTCCCATATGGCATATTCTACTAGTTTGTCCGGATAACCCTGCATCTCCTGTTTGTCCTACTCCTCCTTCTCCTACTTCTATTTTTATACTGTCTCCAGAAGTTACTGATGCTGTTCCCCAAGCAAGGCCTGCACCTGCGCCGCCTTTACCCCAAAACGCCCCTAATTGAGTTCCATAGGCGCCGCCGCCAGCTCCTCCTCCTCCGATAGCTACCATACTAATTTCAGTTACACCACTTGGTACATCCCATGTATACGTACCGGGAGAAGTGTATGCAACCTGTCCTTGAGGTTGTAAGTTGTTTACTTCAAATGTCCTTAATATAGGAATATTAAAGGATTGTGCAGCATTATCTAATACAACAAGTGTTGCACTCGGTTGGTCAATACTAACTGTCTTATTATATGTTGCTGCTCCTACAGGCAAGCTACGAATTTCAAATCGTCTGCTATAAGCATACACATCTGCATTAACAGTAGCTTTTAATTTGTATACAGTATTTTGGTAATCATCATCTGTTTCGATTTTTAAGACAGTTAAATTGTCTCCAGATTCAGTTGTGCCGTAATCTTCAAAAGTAAATGCAGGAACATTTACTAAATTAGATGCCGTATCTTGTTCAATAGTATAAGTTACTG